ATAGCATTTGGTTCTTGTCGATAGGAAGTTGAGACACAAAAAAAGCCCTTTGAATCGGGCTGGGATAATAGTTCATGTTCTAACCACATTTGACCTGTTTGTGGAAGAGGCCAAACATTGCCTGCATAGTTATAAGTAGCAACATTGAATGGATCTTCACAAGCTGCTAAAATTGATAATCGATTTTGAGTATGAACTTCTTCAAAACCTTTATCCATAAAAAAAGACCTTAAAAGGTCTACGGTACGAGTAAATTTTGTAGGAGAAATTAATTGAGTCATTTTTACGCCTTTCGTTTAAGAAAATGCGCAAGGATTATTCCTTGCGCACAAATTAATAGATTATATAATTTGAATAACCAAAAGGCAAACTAAAATTAGTAAGACTGTGCTAATCGCCAGTTCAAATATTCCAAACTTTCAATTGGCTCATATTTTGCTGGTTCTTTAGTAAGATTCTTTACCATAGTACCTGGTTCTGGGTCCACAAAGTGAGGCATTGAGAATCGCGGAAGATGAATATGAGAATTTACTACACGATGTTTAGTAGATTTAAAATAGTCATTAGTCCATCTCTGAAGTAAGTCACCAATATTAACTACGACACTATCCTTTTCGTAAGGTACGGGATGCCAGACACCTCCTAAATCCTGTACTTCTAAACCAGGCACATCATTGAGTTGCCACAATAAAGTGATAGTGCCGTAGTCACTGTGTTCACCAATTCGCATTTGTTTGTTTTCTAAAGAACCTTCATATGCGGGATAGTGAATAATTCGAGTAGTATTATAAGGACGTTGATGAGTTCGTTCTAAAATTCCATCAGTTTCCAAAATAGAATCAAAAAGCCTCAGAATACGAATAGTGAGAGCATCAGCTACACGAATTGAGTTTAAAGCAGTTACTTTAAAAAACGGAATCTGTGTAGGCCAAAGAGAGTCTTTCATCCGACTGTTATTATAGTTAAAAGATTCTTTTATATCTTTAGGAGCTGTTGGATCAACATTCTCATCACCGACCATTGAATATCCTAAATTTGTTTCAGGTTCATATGTATATAGTTTTTTAGTTTCAGCAGATAATTCAAAAAATTCTTTACATTTATCAAACCACTGATTCATAGTCGTTTGATGAGCTTCTGATATTGCGTTTTTAAAAACAGCAAAGCCTACAGTTGTGTAGGCTTTGCGAATTTCTTCCAGCACATTATCTTTTTTAAAATCAATTACTGGAATCATCGATCAACTTCCTGGTACTTTTGTATCAATACCTTCTACATAATACATCATAGTATTTAGATGCATATCGTCAGCAATTTCACCTGCTTTGAGTTGAAGAGTTCCTGTGTTGTCATATAGAGGACCTGTAAAAGCAAAATACTCTCCGTTAGAGATAGCGTCTTTTACTTCTTGGGCTTTGGCTTCAACTTCTGGTGGCATATTAGTGAAGTCAGCCATGCCGACAGCACCTTCATTCATATGACCAAAATAGTCTTCAACTTGCCAATTACCGTCAATTACTTGTTGTACCTTTTTAATATAGTAAGGACCCCAGTTATCAATAGTAGCAGTCAACTGTGCTTTTGGTGCAAATTTAATTTGATCTGATGCTTGTCCAAAACCGAGCACACCAGCTTTCTGAGCAGCTTGCAGAGGTGCTGGCGAATCGGTATGTTGAGCAACCATATCACAGCCATCTGCAATCATAACTTCAGCTGCTTGTGCTTCTTTGCCTGGATCATACCAAGTATTAACCCACACAATATCAATATCTACATCAGGATTAACTGATTTTGCACCAAGATAATAGGTATTGATTTCCCGAATTACCTCTGGAATTGGGAAAGCGGCGACATAACAAATTTTGTTTGTTTTTGTCATTAGTCCTGCAATTACACCTTGCACATGACGCGCTTGATAAAGTCTCAAACCATAGGTTGACATATTATCATGACGTTTAAAACCTGTTGCGTGCTCAAAATATATATCAGGATTTTCTTTTGCTACTCGTAGTGTTGGATCCATAAATCCAAATGAGGTAGTAAAAATAATATCAGCACCTTCTTGAATCATCATGCGAAGAGCGCGTTCAGTGTCAGGTCCTTCAGAAACAGATTCTAGATAGATTGTTTCAACTTGATCACCAAAATGTTCTTCAACTTGTTGACGACCAATATCGTGACGATATGTCCAACCGTGATCCCCAATCGGACCAACATAAATAAATCCAACTTTTACAGGGTCAGCTGCAAAAGCAGAAAAAGATGCAAGCGCAAAAGCACTCGCAATAAGCAGTCTTTTTAGCATTTATTCCTCCTAAGCTAAAGCTCTCATACGTTCAACAAGTCTTTCAGCACGAGCACCGACTTGTCTGTACCAGCGAGAGTCAACCATTTGATCTGCTGCTTCATTCCAATCTTGTGAGTCAACACCTGCCTTCATTCCTTTGAATGCTGATAAGCGAGGATAGCCAAGATTAAACATCATGTTAGCAACAATTTGTTGTACTTCTTCTGGTAAATCATCAAAGTTATCATAAAGTTTATGACAGTCTCTGACAACCCATTCACAGTCTTTTTCAAAAGCTTCTTCTACTCGTTCTTTAGAAACTTCTGTTCCAACAGGTTGGCCATGTTCTGGATCATCTTCTGTGATAAGGTGTCCAATACCAAAAGTTGGATAACCAAGATGATCAAGATAGATATCATACTTTACACCTTCATCAATCTCAAGTTGTTCTCTTAATTTTACTAAATCCATTAGTTATATCCTTTCTTTTTGTGCAGATGTTTTGCATAATAGTCGTCTCTAACATCTGCCCACATTTGTTTTCTTTGTTTTTCAACAGCTTTTAACTGTCTATTATCATATAGTGTTACTTTGCTTGTCCAATTATCGCGTTTGATCGGTATAATCTGACATATAGGAGTGCCCGCAGGAATGACTACCTGTTTTCCAGGTTCAAGTCCTGTGTGTATAAAAGGAATATTTACAACATTAATGTAGGTATCTGTATCTACAAAACCTACAAGTGGAATGATCGGATTCTCAAGTCTATTTATTGGTGGAAGAAATAATAAAGAGTAGTCTTTTGGAGTTTCAATAGTCCAAGGATTCATATACTTAAGAATAGGCATAGATTCAAAAACTGAACCCATAGCTTGAATAGAAGGATGTGTTTCAATCGGTTTATGAGCCTCTAAAACTTGTTTATGTTCTTCATCAAGATAGGGTATTCTAATTTCACCATTGTCAAGTTGTTGAATTACTACATCTACATGCATTAAAAGAGTGTATCCCATAGACATTGCATCTAGAAATGGGATACATTTTTTTACACTAGGAATTTCTTCTCCGTTGTTATCAACTTTAGGCGGAATGTGTTTAAACCACTCTGGTATAAGTTTTTTTGAAGACACAGGAGCTAAAACAAGGTCTTCTGGAAGACTCTTGATTAAATGGAATTTAATAGTTTTGTCAGACATAAATTATGTATTTGGATTAATAAAAGAAGTTGGGATGTCCTTTTCGGACTGGGTTGTTCCACAATTACAAGTTTCACATACGTCATTTACACAGTGAGGACACTCACCGCCTAAACAATGACAATCATGTCCACAAGTTTTACAAGTTTTTTCTAATGTATTCATTCTATTTCTCGCTTACTTAATGTACAGTTTTGAGTAGGTTTAGACTCCATTTCAAGAGCCCAGTCTAATTCTTGAATCAAACGCTTATACCACATTTTATCGTATGTATCAGAAGCTAATTGTAAATCATTTTTAAGTAGAGTGATTCTGGATTCAATATATCTTGTGATAGATGAACCGCCGCGTCTCATTCATAGAACCTAATTGTTCTGGTACGTCCACCAGAAGTGAAAGTAATTGTAGAGTGTGAATAAACCTGATCATACACAGTTTGATAACGTGTAATATCTTTACACTGTTCTTCTCTACGGTATCCTGTTACAACTTGTTGATTTTTACCTGCCTCATTAGCAATAATGGTTCCTACAACAGCTCCAGCAGCTCCACCATTCTTTTCTCCTGGAATATTATTACCAATAGCTCCACCAATTAAAGCACCAAATAACAAGTCAGTGGTTGAAGCTCCTTGATTAGATTGTCCATAGATAGGAACATCTATAAGTTCGCAAGTAGTTTCAGTATATGGAACTGATTTTGTTACATTTTTATAATGGTCTTGTATAGTAGCTGTAGTAGTTTCAGCATATACGTAAGGCAAAGCAGCAAAATAAAAGGCTGCAATAAATAAAAGTCCTAAAATTCTAAAAGTTCTATTGCTCATTATAAATATCCTAATGCGTATGCAACGCCCATTTCAATAGTTAATATAGTGCCAAATCCAACCACAGTAATGATAAGTGCTGCTGGTAAAAATGCAAAATCTTTCCATGTTCTTTTACGTGTACAACAACTACTCATGTTCTACGTTTTATTCCTCTGGTAAGTTTCTGACCTTTTGGAGGCGATTTTTTAGATCCACCAGGTCCTGCCCAATACACTTTGTCAGCCCAATAAGCTGCTGACATTTTTCCTTTGGCGATGTTTTTTGCATGACGGGCTTTAAAACTTCTTCTTGCTTCTGGAGAATAG